ATGAATACTTTTACAGCGCAATCTGGTAGCACAATTGCTGCACAAGCATTAACTGCTACTACAGTTACAGCAAGTGGTATTGTAAAAACAGATGATACTACTGAAGCAACTTCTACAACAGATGGTTCATTACAAACTGATGGTGGATTGTCTGTAGCGAAAGATGCTGTTATTGGTGATGACCTTAAATTATTAAGTGACTCTGCTGTATTAAGTTTTGGTGCAGATTCAGATACAACTTTAACTCACACAGATGGCACAGGTTTAACTTTAAATAGCACTAACAAACTTCTTTTTAGAGATACTGGTTTATATATTAATTCATCTACAGATGGTCAATTAGATATTGTTGCAGACACAGAAGTACAAATAGCAGCTACGACAATAGATATTAATGGCGCTGTTGCACTTAATGGTGCAATCACTGGTGCTACTAATATTACTTTATCAGGAGAATTAGACGCTGCAACAGGAGATTTTTCTGGTGATGTAGATGTAGATGGTACTTTAGAAACAGATGCAATAACTCTTGGCGGATCAGCTTTTATTAAACTTGCAGGAACTAATTTTACAGGATCATTATTACTTGGTCATGCAACAACAGGAACTTTAGATGCAGCTCAATATAATACTGGAGTTGGTCTTACAGCTTTAGATGCTATTACTAGTGGAGACAATAATACAGCACTTGGTTATGGTGCTTTAACAGCTGTTACATCAGGAGGAAGAAATGTCGCTCTTGGAGTTAATGCAATGGTAGCTTTAACAAGTGGTCAACAAAACGTAGCAATAGGTCATGGTGCACTTGATAATGCTAATACTAGCTATAATACTGGCGTTGGTACTGATGCTTTAACAGATGCAACAGGGACTTCTAATACAGCTTTTGGTTATAGAGCTGGATATGATGTTTCTAGTGGAGATTATAATATTACTATTGGTTATACTGCTGGCGATAATATTACATCAGGTTCTGGTAATGTTGTTATTGGAAAAGCAGATGTTTCAAGTGCAACAGGTGATGACCAATTAAAAATATCTGATGGTGAAGATGGATCAGTTGCTTGGATAACAGGAGATAGTTCTGGTAATTTAACTTTTCCTGCTGATGTTACATTAGGAGACGATTTACATTTAGATTCAGACGCAGCAGTTTTAAAATTTGGTGATGATGGTGAAATAACACTTACTCATGATGCTGATGTTGGATTAAAATTAAAACACACAGCGACAGCTGACGATAAACCTGTTAAACTTACATTACAAACTGGTGAAACAGATATTGCAGCAAGTGATGTAATAGGAGCTATAAACTTTCAAGCACCAGATGAAGCAACAGGCACTGATGCAATATTAGTTGCAGCAGGTATTGAAGCAGTATCAGAAGGTGACTTTAGTTCTTCTTCTAATGCTACAAAACTAAGTTTTAAAACAGGGGCAAGTGAGGCAGCAGCTGAGAAAATGTCATTATCTTCTGCTGGTGTGTTAACAGTTTCAAGTACAATAACAGCAAACAGTCAAGATGTTATTTTAGGTAAATCAGGTGGAACTAATTTTACAAACTCTTTATTAATAGGTCATGCAACAACAGGAACTTTAAATGCTGCTCAAAAAAATATTGGAATAGGGGCTGGTGCTTTAGACGCTTTAACTTCTGGAGATAGCAATATCGCTATTGGTTATAATGCTTTAACTTCATTAAATGCAGGTGGTGGTTCTGAGAATGGTGCAAATATTGCAATAGGAGTTAACGCTGCTGATGGTATTACAACTGGTTATGAAAATGTTGTTATTGGTTTAAATGCTGGAGCTGCATGGACTGGTGCTGAAACACAAAATACAGTTGTTGGTACTAATGCTATGAGCCTTGCTGCTGGCGGTGATTATAATAGTGTAGTTGGTAGAAATGCTGGAAAATTAGTAACAGGTCAGTATAATCTTGCATGGGGTTATAATTCTGCTGACGCTTTAACAAGTGGTTCTGGTAATGTAATAATTGGAAACAATATTGATGCTGATAGCAACACAGGTGACAGACAATTAAAAATTGCTGGTAATGATGGCTCAACAACTACGACTTGGGTATCAGGAGATAATTCTGGAAATTTAACTTTTGCTGCTGACGTTACTTTAGGAGATGATTTACATTTAGATTCAGATTCAGCAGTATTAAAATTTGGTGATGATGGAGAGGTTACTTTAACTCACGTTCATGACGATGGTTTATTACTTAACACTGATATGCAGCTTCAATTTAGAGATTCTGCTATTAATATTAGATCAGATGCTGATGGCGATTTAGATATTAATGCTGACGATGAAGTTGAAATTAACTCTACTTTAATTGATGTTAATGGAAACTTAGATGTTAGTGGAACACTTACTCAAGCAGGAGTTGCTACATTTTCTGTAGCAGCTAATGTAGCACAAGTAGCACTTTCTTCATCATCGAACGCTGTTGCCTGGGACGCAAGCGCTGCAGCAAACGCATATCATGTAACAACAGAAAATACGACTTTCTCTGCACCAAGTAATGCAGTAGAAGGTGCTTTTATTTGTTTAGAATTAAATTATAACGGAAGTCATACTATTGGTTGGAACACGGTATTCGAATTTGCCGCGTCGACAGAACCGACGGAGACAGCAACAGATGGTAAAACTGACATTCATGTATTTAGATACAATGGAGCAGTTTGGCAAGAAGTTGGTAGAACAATGAATTTAAGTGAGAGTTAATAGGAGATAATATGTGGGGATTAGTAGAATCAGGATCAATTACAAAATTAATAAACAATCCAAGATCTATAGTTATTGGCGATGTTCGTTATTCAAGAAAAATATTTGAATTATGGAGCAAGTCAGAATTAGAAGCTAAAGGTATTTATAAAGTAGAATTTGATAATTCTAATAAAAAAGACGAAGAATGGTATATTAACACTAATCAATCATTTGCTTTTGCTGGTGGAAAAATTACAGCAAGTTATGGTTCAGCAACAGCTAAAGCTCATGCGGATACTTTATTTACAGCACAAGATGAGACAGATGGAAAAGGTACTGAAGGAGAAGTTAAAACTAGAGGATTAAAATATAATTTAATTCAAACAATTAAAAAACAAGCAGCTGGAATATTACAAGATACAGATTGGTATATAGTTAGAAAAGCAGATGCAGGTACAGCAGTACCATCATCTATTACAAATCATAGAGCGGCAGTAAGAACTAAAGCAGCTGAAATGGAAACAGCAATTACAAATGCTTCAGATACACCAGCTCTTGAGACTTTATATACTTATGTAAATACAGCTGATGAAGGTGATCCAGTTGTAATGGAGAGACCATTAGGTGAGTTGCCAAGATTGGAGTCGTAATGCCTTTAATTTTACCAGGTAATGTAGCATCAGCTTTAGATACTGGCTATACAGTAGCCAACTCAGCAAGATGGGGTGGAACCGATAATGAGTATATGAGTAAAACATTAGGCACTCCCTCTAATACAAAAAAAATGACTTGGTCTTTTTGGACCAAAAAAACTAGAAATGAAAATGATGGACATTTAGCTACTGTATATGCCGATGGCAGTAATTATAACACAATTAATTTTACAGATGCAAACAAGTTTCAAGTTTTCCAATATATTAGTGCATCCATTCAATTAAATTTAATAACAGAACAAAAATTTGTAGATAATAGTGCATGGTCGCATTTTGTAATTCAAATGGACACTACACAAAGCACAGCGTCTAACAGATGTAAAGTTTGGCATAATGGATCACAAATAACAGATTGGGCAACAGAAACTTATTGGGCGCAAAATACAGCTATTAAATTAAATGAAGCATCAGCAACACTTACATTAAATGCTATAACTACTAGTAGTCAATATCATGGTTACGTTGCAGAATTTATAATGTGTGACGGACAAACCTACCAAGCTAGTGATTTTGGTGAATATAATTCTAGTTCGCCAACAATTTGGCAACCGAAAGATCCTAGCGGTCTTACATTTGGTACTAATGGATTTTGGTTAGATTTTGAAGCTAGTGGTAACCTAGGAAACGATGCAAATGGAGGAACAGACTTTAGTGAAACTAATTTTGCTGCAACAGACCAAAGCACAGATACTTGTACTTTAAATTATCCTACGTTTAATCCTCTTGATAATACTTATGGACAAGGAACTTTTTCAGAAGGTAATTTAAAAATAGTAACAGATTCATCTTTATACGCTGTAAATACATCAACATTTCATTTAACAAAAGGCAAATGGCATTTTGAAGTTAGGGTTGGAGATAGTAATCAAAAAAATTGTATAGGAATTTCTGGAAATAGCGGAACTTTTTCAGGAGATAGTACACTTGCATTTGGAGATAGTGCAAATGAATATTCTTACACAGCTTCAGGAGAGTTAAGACATTCTGGAGATTCAACAGGAAGTTGGGGATCATCTTTTACAGATGGAGATATTATAGGTTGTAGTTTTGATTTAGATAATAATGAAATATTTTTTTACAAAAATGGTACAATTCAAAATAGCGGAAGTGCTTTTAGTATAACTGATCCTACTAGTACCTCATCAGGTGGATATTTTGTAGCAGGTGGAGATTTTGCTTCAGACAATACATCAACAATGGAATATAATTTTGGTTCACCGACTTATAGTATTTCATCAGGTGCTGCAGATGCTAATGGATACGGAAACTTTGAACACGCACCAAAATCTGGACACTATGCAATTAATAGTGCTAACCTAGCGGAGTTTGGATAATGGCTTTTACTTCAATCGACAATCCAGAATTATATATGCAGTGCAAGCTCTATAGTGGAACTGGTAGCAGTCAAGCTATCACTTTTGATGGTGATGAAAATATGTCTCCAGACCTTGTTTGGATGAAGTGCAGAAGTCATGATGACAATCATACTCTTTTTAATACAACTTCTGGAGCAACTAAAAGAATATTTTCTAACTTAACTCAACAAGAAAGTACAGAATCAACTTCTTTAACATCTTTTGATAGCGATGGATTTACTTTAGGATCAGATGCTTTGGCAAATGCAAGTAGTAGAACTTTTGTAGCTTGGGCATGGAAGGAGAGTGCTGATGCTGGGTTCGATATACTTAAATATGAGGGAAACGCAACTAACAGAACAATATCTCATTCACTTTCAGCAGTCCCTCATTGGATTATTATTAAAAATTTAGAAAGTACAAGTTCATCTGCTGAACATTGGTTAGTTTATCATAAAAGTATTGGTAATACTCATGGATTGTTATTAAATCAAACAGATGCTAAAAGTGATGATGCTACTTATTTTCAAGATACCGATCCAACATCTTCTGTGTTTAGCATTGGAACTGCCGATAGATGTAATAAAAATAATGAAGATAATATAGCTTTTTTATGGAGTGAAAAACAAGGCTACTCAAAATTTGGATCCTACAGAGGAAATGGGAGCACTAATGGACCCTTTGTACAATTAAATTTTCGTCCAGCTTGGCTGCTAATAAAACGAAGTAGTGCTGCTGGAGTTGATTGGATTTTACACGATAATAAAAGAGCTGGGTTTAATATTAATGATGATTATTTAGCAGCTAATACTAGCGCTGTTGAAGTTACAGGAAATACTTTTCAAAATTTAGATCTTTTATCTAATGGTTTTAAAATAAGAGGTGCAGGAACAGGAACAAATACTAGCGGAGCAACGTACGTGTATATGGCCTTCGCAGAATCACCATTTGTAAATTCTAAAGGGGTGCCTAACAACGCGAGATAATTATGTTACAAAAAGTAAAATTTGCACCAGGATTTAATAAACAAGTTACCGCAACCGGTGGTGAAGGCCAATGGGTTAGTGGTGATAATGTTCGTTTTAGATATGGCACGCCAGAAAAAATGGGCGGTTGGGCACAATTAGGTTCTGTAGATTTAACAGGACGTAATACTGCTATTCACCATTTTGTTAATGCTAATGGAATTAAATATGCGGCATTAGGAACTAATAGAATTTTATATGTATATTCTGGTGGTATTTTCTATGATATACATCCAATTAAAACAACAACAACTTTATCAAGTGCTTTTTCTACAACTAATGGATCAGCTGTTGTAACATTAACTTTTTCATCTGCACATAATATAAATCAATACGACATTATATTGTTAGATAATTTTACATCTATAACAAATTCTAATTTTAATTCTCAAAATTTTGATGATAACAAGTTTATGGTAACTAGTATTCCAACAGATACTACATTAACTATTAATGTTGGATCAAACGAATCAGGATCGGGTGCATCTACATCAGGCGGTATTAGAGTAAAACATTATTATCCAGTAGGACCCGCTGTTGAAACAGCATCTACTGGTTGGGGACTTGGTCAATGGGGTGGTACACAATCAGGACAATTTACTTCAACACTATCATCAAGCATTAATACATCAGTTACAAGTTTAACAATGGCAAGTTCTACATCTTTTGCATCATCAGGAACTGTTATTATAGGATCTGAATTAATTACATATACAGGAAATAGTGGTGGTACATTAACAGGATTAACAAGAGGTGCTAATGGCACAACTGCAGCATCACATTCGTCAGGTGCAACAGTTACAGACGCATCTAATTATTTTGCATGGAACGCTGCAGCATCAGGAGATATTGTAACAGCTCCAGGTTTATGGTCATTAGATAATTTTGGTAATAAAGTTGTTGCAACTATATTTGGTGGAGAAACATTTACATGGGATTCTGATCCAACAGGTGCAACATCAACAAGAGCAACAATTTTATCAAATGCACCAACATCATCATCTTTTAGTTTAGTGTCATCACCTGACAGACACTTAATATTTTTTGGCACAGAAACAACTATAGGCACATCAAGTACAAGAGATGAAATGTTTATCCGGTTCTCGGACCAAGAATCTATTGATGCAACAACATCATATGCACCTAGTGCAACTAACACTGCAGGTACACAAAGACTAGCAGATGGATCAAAAATTGTAGGAGCTATAAGAGGTAGAGATGCAATTTATATTTGGACTGATACGTCTTTATTTATTATGAGATTTGTTGGCGCTCCATTTACTTTTTCTTTTCAACAAGTTGGTACAAACTGTGGATTGATTGGAAAGAATGCAGCTGTAGAGGTTGATGGTTCTGCTTATTGGATGTCAGAAAATGGTTTTTTTAGATATACTGGTAAACTAGAATCACTACCATGTTTAGTAGAAGATTTTGTTTATGATGATATTAATACAATTCCTAAACAACACATTAATGCAGGATTAAATAACTTGTTTGGTGAAGTTATGTGGTTTTATCCTAACTCAGGATCAAGCACAGTCAATAGAATGGTTTGTTATAACTATTTAGATTCAACACCTGAAAGACCTGTGTGGACAACAGGCACACTTGCAAGATCTGCGTGGCAAGACTCTGCTGTATTTGGTAAACCTCATGCAACAGCTTATGATTCATCGGGAACAACTGCAACAACAGACGTTAATTACATTTTTGGCAATAGTGATGGAACATCAACTTACTATGAACATGAAACAGGATTAAATCAAATTAAAGAAGGAGCTGAAACATCTATTACAGCTAGTATTGAATCTGGTGACTTTGATATTGGTCAACAAGGACTAGAAGGTGATGGTGAGTTTATGATGAAAATTAGAAGAGTATTACCAGACTTTTTATCACAAACAGGTGATACAAGAATAACATTAAATTTAAGAGACTTTCCTAATCAAACACAAGCTAGTTCTACATTAGGACCTTTTACAATAACAAGTGGTACAAATAAAATTGACACGCGTGCAAGAGCTAGATCAATATCTTTAAAAGTAGATAATACAAGCACAGGTCAATTTTGGAAACTTGGAACATTTAGATTAGATATACAACCGGATGGTAGAAGATAATGGCTAGAATAGTACAATCATTAACACAACCTTTAGAAAACTACGATCAACAAATACAACAATCTTTTGTTAGAGATGTTGATAGTATAGTTCAAAAATTAAATACTTCTTTTCAACAAGATTTAAAAGAAGAAGCAGAGGCGGAGGCTTTTTTCTTTGGCTAATACATTTGTAAATAAAAAAGTAGATTTAACTAGCACGTCAGCTACGACATTGTATACTGTGCCATCAGCTACAACTGCTGTTATAAAATCTATATTAGTATCAGAAGATTCTGGTAATGCAGACACTATAACTGTAACTATTACAGATACAGCTGATGCTGTATTTATTT